ACAAAGTAGGTCTACTAGAAGCATTTGCAGATAAACAAACAAAAGGCTACAACTGGAATAACATGATGCTACAGCGTTGGGTAGATCATGAAGGTGTAGAACATCGTGTGCTAGATGATTACACACGTAATGTTACGCTATGTGACTTAACTGCACAACCTGATCATATTAGACAAGAAATAAATAATACTATTCAAGCAGTTGAAAGCAAAAACATTAGCCAAGTGGGTATGAGACTTATGAAGTTTTGTGCTCGTTGGGATCTTCAACGTATTGCAGATAATGCTGCACAATATGCTGAACCATTACAAGCGAGATATAATCAATGAACGCAAAAGAAATTTTAAAAGACAAGTTTTGGATTGTAGAAGAAAAAGGCGAAAAGGTAGGAACCCTTACAAAGCAAGATGATGGATTTTTGTTGAGTAAAAACGGAAATGTTACCATGTTTCCTACTATCAAAGATTTGAGTAAAACATTTGGTAAAAACTTCCTTATCGCTAAAATCTACAACGAAGATAAAACAGAAGATAAATCTGTTCACGGTTTTCCAACACGAACATATCCGTATAATAGTATGTTTGATATCCAACGTAAGTTACCTTTGTTTACAAAAAGTGAAAAATCAAAAAGTATTTACTGTGCCGGATACTACCTAGTCAAGTTCAATGTCACATGGTTAAAAAGTTTTTGTCCAAAACTTATTACTATTGAGAGAAATCAATACATAGGCCCTTTTAAAACTGAACTAGAAATGAGAGCAGCATTAAGTAATGTCAATAGATCCGATTAATACACAACCTATACAGCAGTTTATAAAGCAAGTACAAGCTGCTGAAAATAGTAGGGCAAAAGATATAAGATTAGATATAACTAATGCAAAAAATTTGGCTTTTACCTTAGGTATTGTTATGTCTAGAATGAATGGCGATCTAGAAAAGTTTGTAAAAGAAAATGCCGGTGGCAGTTCAGACGAGGTCATACAAGTACAAATGGGCGGAAATGCTGATTGGACTTGATCAATAAATCAGAAAAAAGAGATTTTTTTAGATAAATATATACGTATATAACTAGGAGACGTATATGAGCAGGCCTAAACCAACGGTGCTTATGGAGTTTGTTGATGGTAAAACTTATCGAAGTGAGCAAGTATTAGAAGCTGAGGCTATATGGGCAGTCTTTCATCAAGGCAAGCCTTTTAATCTAAAAAGTCAAAATACACTTACAAACTATCCAGGACCTAAGTATAAGAAAACAAGTTTCTCAAATCCCGGTCATGCACATAACTTAGCAAAAAAACTTAATCAAATGTTTAAAACAAACGAGTTTGCTGTGTATAAACTAACACACGGCGATCTTATCGACAATGAATAAAACTACTTATACCAAGCTGTTTTTAAAACAGTTAGGTGAAACAATATCTGATCAAAATGTACAAAGTGTTAAACATTTATGGTGGTATAACACAAGAGACAAAAACGAAGGAGGTCTTAGATTAACAGAAGAAGGCCTTGACGTTCTAAATAGATTAGAAATTGCTACATATGAAATACCGTTTCCTCTTCATATGACTTTAACAACACAAATCATTATTTTTTTAGACAAGTTTATTGACTGTCCATATTATCTAACCAACCGAAGTATTATTGTTACAATGGAGAAAAAAGCAGTAGAACTCACTTTGTTTAGTGGGGATTTACGCAAGTATGGCTTAACAAAAGCGATGACAAGACAAAAAAAAGATGACGAAGCCTCTTGACCTTTTGTAAATAATAACTATATTAATAGTATGAAACAAAGCAAAGAGGGCTTACAAATGTTTACTTACAGCGACGATATTATTTCTGATCTTCATAAAGATGCATATGGCTTTCGTCCATCACAGCGTTTCTTTGATGATTGGGCTGAATATACACCTGCCGAAAAGCAAGAAACTTGGGACAGTTTAGTTGCAACTATGGAGTATAACCAAAAGGAAGAGGAGCGCATCGAAGCTGCTAACCTTGTAGAGTTCCGTAAGCAGGTAGCTGCTACTATGAAGTTCTGCGATTGCAACTGGAAAAAAGCAGTAGAGTTCTTGTGCGATGCAGAAGATGATGATGTTAACTGTGAGCAAGGGTTTGATTATTTCTTGTGGAAGCAAGGTATTGGCTACAAAGACCGCCAAAATATTCGTCAACTTTATAAAAAATAAGGTTGACTATGTAATATCAAACTGTTAATATTATGCATAGGCACTGAAAAAGAGGAATACAATATGTCAGATAGAACTATTTCACCAAACAAAGCAAAAAAATCTATTCGTAGAGCACTTGCAAGAAAACGTCCAATCTTTATTTGGGGTCCTCCCGGTATTGGTAAATCAGATATTGTAGCACAAGTTACCGATAGTTTACCAAACTCGCATCTAATCGATATTCGACTATCATTGTGGGATCCAACAGATATCAAAGGCGTTCCGTATTTTGATAGTAACAAAAATAAAATGGTGTGGGGCGCACCAGAAGAACTTCCAGACGAAGAGTTTGCAAGTCAATATGATAATATTGTTGTATTTTTTGACGAGATGAACTCAGCTGCTCCTGCTGTACAAGCGGCAGCGTATCAGTTGATTCTAAATCGTCGAGTAGGACAATATAAACTGCCCGACAATGTAATGATTGTCGCAGCAGGTAACCGTGAAGCAGACAAAGGTGTTACTTACCGTATGCCTGCACCGCTTGCAAACCGCTTTGTACACTTAGAACTTGCAGTTGAGTTTGATGATTGGTTTGCTTGGGCTGCTGCAAATCATATCCATCCAGATGTAATGGGCTTTTTAAACTTTAGTAAAAAAGACCTTTATGATTTCGATCCTAAGTCACCAAGTCGTTCATTTGCAACTCCACGTAGTTGGTCTTTTGTATCTGAGTTTTTAGACGAAGATGATGACGAGACTACAACTACCGATCTTGTTGCTGGTTCAGTAGGTGAAGGACTTGCAGTCAAATTTATGGCACATCGCAAAGTTGCTGGGCAACTTCCTAATCCATCAGATGTTCTTAATGGAAAAGTTAAAGAGCTTAAAACAGAAGAAATCAGTGCCAAGTATTCCTTAACTGTTTCTCTTTGCTACGAACTTAAAGAAGCATCTGACGCAAACGATAAAAAGTTTGACGATAAAGTCAACAACTTCTTGCGTTTTGCAATGGATAACTTTGAAACTGAGCTAGTTGTTATGGGCATTAAACTTGCGCTAACACAGTATGCTCTGCCTATTGATCCAGACGCAGTTGAATGTTTCGACGAGTTCCACGATCGTTACGGTAAGTTTATTAAAGCAGCCCAAGCAGTGTAAGCGATATTAGTGGGTGGCAGAAATGTCACCCACTATTTGTATTTTTAGTTGACAATATTATTAAATATTGTTATAGTAAAATGTAACAAAGAGGTGCATTATGTCTACAAAAGCAACAGCAAGTAACACACGTCAATGGCAACCAGATCCTGACATCTCAGAAGAACAGTTAGCTGAAATGCAAAAAGAAGTCCACGATCGTATTATTACGGCACGTGTTGGACTTCTCTTACGACATCCGTTTTTTGGTAACATGGCAACACGTTTAAAGATTACTCCAGCAGATGAGTTTATACCTACTGCTGCTGTAGACGGTCGCAATCTTTATTATAATACACAGTTCTTTAATGCAATGACAAATAAAGAGATAGAGTTTGTTGTTGCACACGAAATCCTACATATGGTATACGATCACCTAGAACGTCGAGATGATAGAGATCCTAGATTGTATAATATTGCAGCCGATTACATTGTAAACAACTTGTTGGTACGTGATCGTATTGGCGACAAACCAAGTATTGTAGACTGCTTCCAAGACTTCAAATACGAAGGCTGGGCTAGTGAAGAAGTCTATGACGAACTGTTTAAGGAAGCTGAAAAGAATGGTCGTGAGTATGTAGAAGCATTAGGCGAAATGCTAGACGAACACATCGACTGGGAAAAAGAAAACGAAGAAAGAGAAGGCAAAGGTCTTCCCAAATACACAAAAGAAGAAATGGATCAGATCAAAGACGAGATCAAAGAATCCATGCTACAAGCGGCTCAAAGTGCAGGTGCAGGAAATACACCTGCTGGCATCCAACGTATGATCAAAGAAATGACAGAGCCTAAAATGAACTGGCGTGAGCTTATTCGTCAACAAATCCAAAGTACTATTAAAAGCGATTATACATTTAGTCGTCCTAACCGTAAGGCATGGCACACTGGTGCTATTTTACCAGGCATGAGTTTTCAAGACACTATTGATATTTGTATTAGTTTTGATATGAGCGGTAGTATTGGTAACGATCAAGCAAAAGATTTTTTAGGTGAAGTTAATGGTATTATGGACGAGTTTAAAGACTATAATATTAAAATCTGGTGTTTTGATACTGCTGTATATGCAGAAGAAGATTTTTCATATGACGACGGTAAAAGCCTACTAGAGTACGAACCACAAGGTGGCGGCGGCACAGACTTTATGGCGAACTGGCATTATATGAAAGAAAACGATATTCAACCTAAAAAGTTTATTATGTTTACTGATGGATACGCTTGGGATAGCTGGGGAGATCCGGACTACTGTGACACTGTATTTGTGATTCATAGCAATCACAACAAAGACCTTCAGGCACCTTTTGGGATTACAGCTCACTACGAGGAGGCCGCTTGAAGAAGGATATTATAAATCCTTTAAATGTTTTGAATATAAGGAGAGTAGAATTTTGTCCTCCTTATTTCGAAACTATGACAATAGCACCAGGATATAATCTATATGATGTAATAAATGATTGGATATATAGCAACCTTAGAGGCAAATACTATATAGGCAATACAGTAGCACTTAATAAAGAAGATACAATGAATACTATTATTAAAATAGGATTTGAAAACAAAAAAGAGATGAGTTATTTTATGTTAGCTTGTCCACATTTGAAATACAGTTGAAAAATATGACATAAGTATCAATATAAGGAGTAAAAAATGTCTGAACAACAACAACCTAACCCACAAGAACTAAACATCCAAGACCTTGCTACTATGAAAGGTATCATTGATGTTGCAAGCGAACGTGGTGTTTTTAAACCAAACGAAATGGCCGCAGTTGGTATTGTGTATAACAAGCTAGAAGCGTTTTTAGCAGAAGTACAAAAGCAGGCTGAAGCAGCAAAAGAAGCTGAAAAAGCAGGCGATGCAGCACCAGCAGAAAAGGCAGGAAGTGAAAAAGAAGAAGCAGCATGAAACACGTAGGAAGAATCAAAACAAATAGACACAAGGCTATTGTTGCATATAGAACTATTCCTAATGACCCTTATAATGCACTAGTGATTCTAACAGAAAATCTAAATGCAGCCGATCATGACGATCTAATGAAAATCGTAGAATCAGCAGCAGGACAAGAAGAATATGAACTAGCAACAGCACTTGCTAGATCTTATTTTATTGATGGAAGAAATATGTTGGCAGCACTGCACAGAGAAGGTCAACTTAGAAAGTTTGCAACTAATGAAGTTGAGATGACTCCTGATTCAAACAATGTAGTTGGATTAGATCAACTTAATGAAATCATTGCGTCACAGCGTGGTTTATCTTTAGAAGACTTGTCAATACAACCAGACAGCACTCCTATCAAAGAAGAAAATGTTGTAGAGACTCCAGTCCAAGAAGAAGCACAACCGGTTACACAACCTGATACGCTTAGTGACGAAGATTTAGCAAAACAACTTCGTAGTCAAGCTGATGCTTTGTTTAAAGAAGCAAAGGCACTTAGAGATCAAGCAGAAGAACTTGTTCCAACAAAGAAAAGAACAACAAAGAAACAAGAAGTTGTCGGATAAAAAACAACCACCCCACACAGAAGAGCACTGGCAAGAAATATTTGATTCCATTGATATGGAAACCTTGCCAGTCGCTTATATGAATAAAGTAATAGTTAGATTCCACGATAAAACAATATGGCATATCGATATTAAAGATAGTGCCAAAAAACAGCCAATAGAAGAGATTGAAACTTCATTGGATGAAATGTTCAATTTATATCAAGATAGTATAGAAAGTATTGATTTCCGTATGGATATGGATCGTGTCAAAGCAGATTTATCTAAAAGAGTTAAAAAGTTTTTAAAGTTAAACAAATAATAAATCTTGACATGTGATAAATACTATTAGAGAAATATCACCTAGGAGATTTAATATGGCATTCCGCTTAAGAAGAGGAACAGACGCCGAAAGACAAACCGTTATCTTTCAGGAAGGCGAACTTGTTTATGTAACAGATACCCAAGAAGTATATGCCGGTGATGGCACTACTTTGGGCGGTATTAGAATAACTGGTAGTGTAGAAGGCTCACCAGCATCGCTAACACAAAATCTTAACTTAGCAAACTACCAGATTGTTGGCAATGGTGCCATTAACATGTCTGGTACAGTTACAGCTACCGCATTTGTAGGTGACGGTAGCGGACTTACAGGTATTACCGGAGTCGGCGGAACTGGTATCACTGAAGGTCAAACATATGATATTAATATTTTAGGTGATATTGTTGCAGGAGATAGCACTCTTGCTTATGATTCAGCAACTGGTATTTTTACTGGTGATTTTTCTGGTGATGGATCTCTACTAACAAATATTACATTAGATCAGTTACAAGATGTAACTGCTATCGGTCCTAATGCAAATGACGTACTTGCATATGTTGGCGGAACATGGACAAGTATTGATATTGACAGTATATATGCCGGCGGAGGCGGAGGTTCTGGTATAATCGAAGGCCAGACATATGATATTAACATCGCAGGTACTCTTATTGCAAATGACAGTGGCGTAGCATGGGATCCAGTTACAGAAACATTTACAGGAAACTTTACTGGACCTTTAACAGGTAATGTGACTGGTAATGTCACAGGCAATGTTACTGGAGATATTACAGGTAATGTTACAGGTGATCTAACAGGAGAAGTTACTGGTGCATTATATGGCGATGTTATTGGAAATATGACAGGTAATGTTTTTGGTCAAGATAGCACAGTATTGTTAAACTCTACTACTAGACGCCTTATTGGTGATGTGTCTGGTAATGTTACAGGCGATCTTACAGGTAATGTTACAGGTAGTTTACAAGGAGAGGCATTTGGATACTTCCAAGGACAACTAACAGGTGACCTTTATTCAGTAGATAGTTCTCTCGCATACGACAGTAATACAAGTACTTTCTACGGTGGTGCATTTGTAGCAAGCAGCAACGATTTGGTAGTATCAGGAACAACAGCAGGCGCAGAAAACACAGTTACAGTCAAAGGCGCTCAGAACCGTGGTAACCTTACTTTGATGAACGAAGATGTTGCAGATGATTACGATGGTCAAAATGTTAACTTAGGTTATATTGGGTTTGCAAAAAATGATACAAACGGCGTTGAAGTTAATGTTCAGATTATTGGTAGACAAGATAGACTACTTATTGGTATTGACTCTACAGGTGCATACGCAACTGCTGACAAGTATTATGCTTTTAGAGATGGTGGATTTCATATTGGTGGTGCTGCACCAGCTGCTAAACTACATATCACAGACGGATCATTACGTTTTGAAGATAGCAGATTAATCAGCGAGATTGCAACTCCAGGCGACGGTGAAGTATTTTGGGATAGCGCAAATAAAACACTAAATGTATATGATGGTGCTATATCTGACTGGCGTGAATTTAATACAGTACGTACTGATATTTTAGAAGGTGCTGGTGTTTATGGTAGTTTATTACAACTAGTTGGCACTGCCCAAGCAGACATTGATGGTTTAGGAAATGACAGTGCGTCACTTGTTGGTGGAATGCTATACAACAGTGACAAAGATTGTTTCGAGTTTGTACAAGCAGGTAGTTATACAAATATTCCTAACTCAGGCGATCACACTGGTCAACTTTCACAATGGAACCAATCAACAGGTAAATGGGAAGTAAGCAGTTGGGAAACACCACAAACAGGTCAGTTCTTATACTGGGATGGCACACACTGGAGTCCAACAAACGCACCAGCAGGAGGTGGCGGTGGAGGCGGAAGTGCCTTTACACACATTGGTGTTGCAGCAGATGATAGTGCTATTAGACTTATAAACGAAGGCGAAACATTTTCTATTTTAGGTGGAACAAATATTACTACTTCAAGTGATGCAGAAGGCAATATCACCATCGAAGGCGTTGCTCAAGACTTTACTTGGGGAAGTATTACAGGTACACCGACAACATTAACAGGTTACGGAATAACAGATGCAGCGACAAGTGCACAGGGTGCATTAGCAGATACTGCACTACAACCAGGTGACGCTTTGGGTCAGGTAAGAGGCAGTATTATTTCAGATGATTCAACTATACTTGTAGACGGTACAGCAGGAACACTGACAGCATCGACATTGACAGGTTCGGTACCAGATGCAAGCATTGCAGAATCAAGTGTTACACAGCACGAAGCTGCACTAAGCATTACACAATCTCAAATTAGTGATATAGGCAACTTTACATTTAGTGCAAGCACATTAGACACAAGCGATTCTAGTGGTATTGTAATAACACCAGCTGTAACTGTATCAAGCGATCTTACTGTAGAAAATAGTTTGACTGTGACAAATAATATCACAGCTGATACTTTAAATGTAACAACACTTTATTATGATAATCTAGAAACAAGCGGTGCTGGCACACCAGAAATCGAATCAGATGGTGCTATTGCTCTTACAGCAGGAACTAGAGTAGAAATATCATCAAGCCCTATAAAGATGGCAAGTTTCACAACAGCAGAAAGAGATGCATTGTCTGCAACTAATGGCGATATGATTTACAACTCGACTACAAACAAGTTCCAAGGTTATGCAGCCGGCGCTTGGGTAGACTTACATTAAAGGGGACATGAATGGCTGAAAAGTATTACCAGCTGGGAACACACAACAGTGAACAATGGACTGAAATCCATAACGAACTTTGCGAAGCAACAAGTGGATTAGCAAATATACCAGATAGAGCTTGTACTTGTACAGATGACAAAGCACACAGTCCAACCAGAGGTACTTTTTTGTTAACAGACGAAGAAGCAGCAACTCTAAAAGAAGATCCAAGAGTGAAGTTTGTGAACGTCGATTATGTAATGTATCCAGAAACTTATGCTCCTCCGCCAGACGAGTTACAAGCAACTACACCCGATTTAATCAACCGTTTTGGTGGTGCAGTTAAAGTATATAGAGAGTTCGAAAATAGTAATACACTTCCTGGCACGCCAGATTCAACTGATTATAACAGGACAGGTTTCCAGCTACTACGCCATATGAAAAAACTAGATCTATGGGTAGAAGAAGGAAGAACAGACAACTATGTTTATAGTTCTCAAGTTGAACAGTTTGCAGATGGAAGAGATGTAGATGTTATTGTTGCAGATGACGGCGGCGGATGGATAGGCCATCCTGAGTTTCAAAATAACTGCTCAGGATCTTCTGCACCTTATGCATATGTCGGGGGTAATGTGCTGCCAGGAGATGGAACATGCGATGTACTAGATTTAGTATTAGATGCACCTTACTATTTAGATCCAGATTATTTTGATGCAGATCCTAGCAATAGACTTACAACAAGATGGGATAACACACTTGTTCCTGTAGAAAGTTTTGCACGTGACTGGTGGATAAGCACTGCAAATAGAAGTGCAATTTTTAATGCAAAGTTTCCTTCAGCAGGTACTACAACAGCAGTTACAAGCAGTTATACACGCAGTTATTGCAATGGCAGTAACACAGCACAGAGCAGCGTAGGCACCCACTGTACGCCCTGTATGGCGCTTACATACGGTAGAACACAAGGCTGGGCATACAATGCTAATAAATGGGTTTTAAACTTATATGGTACAAATGGTTCAGATATAGAACGTGGATTTGATATTCAAAAGATTTTTCATAACACAAAACCTACTAATGCAAAATACGGCACACAAGATCCAACAATAAGTTCAAACAGTTGGGGGTATAGAGCAAGTAAAGGTACCACAAACGGTTATTATCACTTCCGTACAGACGCACCTGTACAATATGGTGGAACAGGCGACGAGCCGACATTTATCGATCATATGGGATCTCAAGGTGATTTAGGTCGCTGGAAAAGCGAAATGAAAACCAACTCACTGACAACTGCACTAGACGAACTTATAGACTCAGGTGTAATATTTGTTTGTGCTGCTGGTAATAGTAATCAAAAACAAGTGAACTGGGATCATCCTGATTTTAACAACTATGTAAGTGACATTAGTACCAGAGACTTAGAAGACACAAGTTACTTTGAGTTTAGTGTAGAAACTACTGGCACAACGAACCGTAGAGGATTTCCACAGCAAGGTGGAAAGACACTTGGCGCAGGCAGTACTTACACCGTAGATGCAACCAACAACGGAACGACTGCCTACACATTGAGCAACGGTACAGACAGAGATGGTGCAGTGTCTGGTGATAATGCAGGTATCAACATAAGAGTAGGTGATACAATTTCAATTACAAACAATGCTAGTGCAAGTCATCCAATGTATTTAAAAACTGTACAAGGCACAGGCACCGGAGACCAAGTTACAGGTGCAACAGGACAAGGTGCAAGCGAGGGTAGTACAGTAAGTTGGACACCAACTGCTCACGGTACCTATTACTATCAATGTAGTGCACACAGTGCAATGAACGGTACAATTACTGTATCAGCACAAGAAACAAACTATAAAACTATCAACATAGGCGCACTTGATGATGAATATGTAACCTCTAAAGAAGCAAAAGTAGGTTATAGTGACAGAGGTAATGGCATCGATGTATATTTTGCCGCAGATGGTACATTGGCAGCAAATAGAGCATATACATCCGAAGGTAGATATCCTGATACATATCCTGGTTTTACAGCGGATAGTGGTAGTGGTGCAGGTGTACCAGAAGATTGTGCATTTGGCGGCACTAGTGCAGCATGTCCAGTTGCAGCAGGGTTTATATCGTGTCTAGTTGGACTTAACAGGAACTGGACATATGCAGATGTTAAAAACTATTTTAATAGTTTAGATGCACAAGATAGTGCAAACTTTTATACAGGCACAGAATCTACAACTGCAACAACAAACAACTGGCTTGATTATAATAGCTTAGAAGGCGGCGATGCACGAGTT